TAATCTTACACTATGATAACCAGATTGGTTTGTATATGGAGATTCTGCACCAAGTGAAATGTTATTAGAGCTATTTATTGTCATAGCTGGAATAGCATTTAAAGAAGCACCATCTGGAGCTGTTGTAAATGTTAGTTTGGCCGAACTATCTGTATCAGTTCCATTTTCGTGACCAACAGCAATACGACCACCTATTTGTGATGTACTAGAATCAACAGGAACATAAAAATCAATAGCTGGGCCTTGATTACTACCTACATCAATATTTCCAAATGATTCAGAAACTTCAAGCCTTAATGTTTCTATAGGAGAACTTACACCATCTTGAGCCGCTATTGACACATGAACAGGTGCTGAAGGTGTTGCATCTCCTATCCCCACTCCAAGTTTACTTCCAGAAGTTAAAACTAAATTACCTTCTATTATTTCATCATAATTACCTGTTCCATTACCTTGTACAGTTAAATCTCCTGTAATGGTAACATCGCCTGAGATAGTATTACTACCACCGAGGGATACGTTTAGTCTATTGTTTGATGTGTCTAGTACAGCGTTTAATGCTTCTTGAGAGGTTACTGAATTTGCTGTGATTGCATCACCTGAAGAATCGAGTAGTACCTTG